GTTTCCCACCATTTACCAGCTTTTGAGGCGAGCATTTCTTCATCGTCGGCGCTAAAAAGAGAGATAAGAGCAGCGCGACGAATGCCACCGGCAAGTACAGCATCGGCAATATAACAAACAATATCGTGTACTTCAATTGGCTCAAGTTTGTCGCCATTTTCTTTCGCGTCAAGTATACCCTCGATTTTTAATAAGCACTCTTTGAGAGGTTGAGGTCCCGGTGCTTTGCCACCAGAAGTAACTAGTCGCGAACCCTTGGGACGGATGTCTGAAAAATCAAACCTTATCCTAGATCCTCCGTGAAAATAGCTACGAAGCAAAGTCTTAACGGAATCAGCCCAGCCTTCAATAGAATCGCCAATTAAAAACCGGCGAGTTCTTTTTGAGCTTGGTTTCTGAACTTCTGGAAGAGCTTCAACATGGTGCTTTTGAACTGAATACCCTACACCAGTACCTCCAAGGAGAAGAAACATTACCTCGCTAAAGGAATGCCAATCATCAATAGGAAGATAAGCGCAATTATAAATACGGTTGGGTGCGACCTCAATGGGTTTGCCGCCAAACTGCATAGAGCGCATAGAAGGGAGGACTTTTTTATCATAGACGTAATTGTACGCCTGATTAATCTCTTCTTTTAGCTCGGGATACTTTTTAATATGCATCTTCTTGTTTCTCGAAACAAGTTCCTTCCAAGTTTCCCGTCTTTCTTTCTTGGGTAAATAACGTGCATATTTCATATGCACTGTGATATCTGATAATATTTGATTAGCTGTTTGCATCTTTACTTCCTTCATTTTTTGCGCTATTGAACTCCTTCTTGCTTTTCTGATAAACCTCAACAAGTTTATTCACCGGCTTTCTTTCATCTGAAACAATTGGGGCGTCCAGTATCTTTATTTTTACTCTTGATGTGTCCATAAAGATAGGAAATACAAGCCCATCTGGTCCATTTCTGTTTTTAGCTACAAAAATGCGACCTTGGTTTGTGTTCTTATCTTCTATTGTTCGTGAAACTGAAAATATCATATCTGCAACAAAGCATTTACTAAACGCTTCCGAGATAGATTCCATCGTAATTACTTCTGCGTTCAAACCAGACCTATTAGTTTGGGAGGCTGTCCAGATAGGACATTCAAATTCTTGTGCTAAAGCACGGAGTCCTTCATAAATAGACTCTAACTCATTCCTTTTCTCCCTATAACTTCCCACTGGTTTGAGCAAATCACCGTAATCTACTATAATCATTCCAATTTTTGTTTTATTTTTTTGTAACTTTTCTAGATGAGAGTGCAAAGTATTAACTGATGCTGATTTGGTTGGGTATTCTTTAATGACTAGCTTACCCTCGACTTCCTTAATCGAGTCGTACACCATGTCTTTCATTGAGTGTAGATCGCCCAGGCGGACGCCGCTAATACAACTATCGTAACGGAGCCCTGTCACCTCTTCTGACAACTCTAGTGTATAGTGTACAACGTTGCGTCCTGCTTTGACCGCTTCTGCTCCCAGATGAGCGAGAACCATTGACTTACCTGCTCCGGTGGGGGCAATGACGACGCCAAGCTCTCCCTTCCCAAGACCATTTTTTGTTAGGTTATCAAGTTTATCCCATCCGGTGGACACGGGGTTTCGTGCTCGAAGCTCATATCGCAATTCAAAATCTTTTTGAAAGTCATGACCGTAATCGTTATCGATACCAAGATTCAAGGCATCGTCTATCAATTTCTTGATTTCATCATACGAAGAGTTCTGAAGCAGGTTAACAGATTTTAATATCGCTTCTTTTAGCTTCTGCTTCTTGCAAAAGTCGAGGGCAGTGCTCTTGATATATTCGCCGTCAGTGGGGGCTCTTACGATTGAGCGGGCAAAATATCGACGGACCTGCTCACGTGTCGCTTCAGATTCATCATCTAGCTCTGTTCTTATAATAGAATCAAAGATCTTTGAGGTAGGATGAACCTTGTACTTGGCTCGGTAGTTGAATATCTTAGAGACAAAAACTTTTAAGTAATTTAACTCAAAAAAGTTAACGTCAAGCACTTCTTCTATTTGTTCCGAAAAGGGGCGATCTTCAAGAATTAAGTAAGCGAGTACTTCTTGAAAATTCTTGCCATATTTTGAGAAGCTGATGTTTTCTTTTTGCATTTCTGTCCCATGTTTATTTCTCTATTATACTGAATCGGTTCTCACTTTTCAACCGATATTCTATTAAAAATTTGATATAGGTCTATCCAGTTGAATTCTCCGAATCCATCTTGAATCATCATCTTCTTAATTTCAGTCTTATTGAACGTAATCTCACAATTCTTAATTGTTTCTCTTAGATATGTCTTGCCTTGGACACTAATGCTTGGAGCATAAAGCTGCATCATTTTATAATTTTGGCGGACGATATCTTCGCCTTCTATGATGTTAGTGTATGCCTTGGCTGTTGAGTTGGCATTCTGACAGTGTTTAAGAACCTCGTCAATGGTGTGAGATTCCTCATCTGACAAGAAAGGGAAACGATTTGCCACGGTCGTTAGTCCGATACCAGCGATTCCAGGTAGGTTATCGCTTTTATCTCCGACGATTGCACGAGCAAGGGCCATATTTTGAGGGTGTATCTTGTGATTTTCAAGAATGTCTTTTTCATTTAAAAGCTGCTTCTGGATTGGTCGATACAGGATTGTTTCAGAATCGACCAGTTGGAAGAAGTCCTTATCGCTAGATACAATAATTTTCTGCCATCCCTTTAAACAAGAAGCGTCTTTAACAAACGAGATGATATCATCTGCTTCTACGGAAGGAAGAAGAAGCTGGCACAGGGGCATGTTGTTAAAGTATTCCATTAAACGAACTTGCTGCCATTTCCTGTTTTCTTCTTTGGCGGCTGGTGAAAGAAAGGTGCTATCCCAGTTAACCTTTGCAGGCTTTCGACCTTCCTTATATCCTTTATTGATGCTTCGTCTGCGTTGCGAACCGCCGGGTCCGTCCCAACAAATGAAAACCCTGTTGGGTTGTGTCTCGCGTAGTAACTTTTGAAGGATCTTCAAGGAGCCCTTTAGTCCTCCAATGGGATCACCGTTAACTGATAAGGAGGGATCGACTATCCATCCTCGGTAGAACATATTAAACATGTCTATGATAAGACATCGTTGCTTCTTCATTATAACCTCTTAGGATTTTTTATTTGTTTTTACTTTCTTGATCCTGAATGCGTATATACCGTCAATCGACAATGCTTTATCGACCATCTTGGCAATGAATTCATTCGTGGATGTTCCAAGTGCATAAAATTTAATCTTTGTAAGAACTTTTTCTTTTCTATCTGTCATCTTCTCGGTAGATTCAGAGTTGACGATGACGATACCACATAAAGCTCTTACCTGATCCAATATCTCTGTGACTTTGAATTCACGGTCATAATGAATCTCGACAAGAGCCTTATACTCGGCAGTTTCTAGCTGCTCTTTGATTATTCTTCTAAGATTACGAAGAGTTTGCATAACGTTATAAATAGTTATTTCTTCTTATTAAACTTGTTTTTCTTTTTGTTCTTTTTGCGCACGGTTTTGACTCTTCTCTTGTTCACCGGCTTGCTGATGGGCTTTCTTCCCTGGTAGTAGTGGCGGTTAATCGTAATGTTACGACGGTGGGCTCTGCGTGGGGAACGCCAGTTGTGATCACGGCGATATGGAAGCGGTCTCCAATCGCGATATACCATAGAGGGTCGGCGTACTGGTGTCCGATAAGATACATACGGATAAATATCAGGAATCGAATCGGCATAGACAATCTTATCTGGATAGATAACACCATCGGCTGGAATACAAGTGGGTGTCATAAAGACCCCACCACTTAACATAATATACAATACACAAACACTCATTTTATTCTCCTTTAGAATCGACCTTGTTCATTTTTTGGTCATACTTTTTGACGATCTCATCCTCTATTAATTCAATAACTCTTTGTTTAAATTTCTCATTTTGTAATTTCTTAGTCCACGTCTTGCTTTGGAACTTTTCTGGAGTTCCATCTTTATGAATTAATGAATACCAAGCTCCAGACTGTACAATATTCGGAGAGGACATCAAAGCATCGAGCCAGCTTTCTTCGTCTTGAATGCCGGGGTTCTGACCAGTAAATAGTATGTTAAAGTTGCATCTCCTTCCTGTTGTTCCGAATCTTGATTTTTCCAACTTTACCTGAACCTGATAGCCGATCCTATCATTTCCATCCATGATGAAGGATGATTTGGACTTGCGACCAGTCAACCATACACGCAGAGAATAAGCATAATGCATAGCTTTACCGCCGGGTGTGACCCAAGGGTTAGTCATTACCTCGATTCGCTGCGCAGGGTTAGAAGCAATGTTAGTTTTTAGCTGATTAAGAACCAAGAAGGTAGCCTGTGCATTAGCGATAGGCACGGTCAGCTTCGACATACCCTTAGCTAAAATCCTGGCTTTTACTGCCATTGAGGATTGAGGATTGAAGTCGCCTTCAACGTCCGAGATGGCAGGCGTTAAAGCTAGGGAATCCCAAATGAACAGCATTTGTCCCTCATTGGAGCCCAACAACTCTTCAATAGTCTCTAGGACCATTTCGACTGAAGTCGCCTGTACATACAGACACCTGTTAAGATCTACGCCAAGTGCAGCTAGATATCCTGGATCGATGGCTGACTCTGAATCAAAGTAGACAACATCCATATCCATCTTTTGAGCGTTTACAGCAACCTGGGTTGCCATCCAAGACTTGCCTGCCCCTTCGAGACCGGCGATCTCTGTAATCTTACCGACTGGGATTCCTGCTGTCTTTCCTCTACAGATAATCGAATCAAGAAAGCGGGAGCCCGTTGGAATCCATTGCTTCACTTCGGTTGGGTTATCCTTGGTTAGGTCATGGGCGACGGACATCCCCACCTTCTTATTAATTAGATTTTTCATCTCTGTCAGGCTCAGACGCCCTATCTTAGTTGCTTTTTTAGCCATTTGTTTTCCTTTTTTGTTGTTTTATTTAGCTATGATTAATAGCTCAGAAGACTTCTTGCTCTTATTCATACCGTAGGACCACTTGGCTTCTACAATATTATAATCACAGTATAAGTCTCTTATGTCATCGCAATCGTTATAGGACAGAACCCAGTTTGATCTCTTTGTCAATAGGCTATGTAGCCCATCGTGGTCGAAACCAGAGTGAGTGCTTCCCTTATCCCCGTAAAGCTTGTCTGATTTCTTTCCAAGCATGTAAGGAGGATCTAAATACAAAAAAGTGTCAGGGTGTTTTGAAATGGATTCTTTAAATCCTTCACACTTGACACTTAGATTGGGTTCTTTAAAATTCCTGACTCTTTCAACTGAAGAGTTAGTAAATCTTGCGTATGCTGCGCGTTGAGACCATCCGCCGCTGAAGGTAGCTCCTGAGAAGCTGCTGCGATTTATCGCATAAAACTTTGCTGCGTTAGTTATGGAGTACTTGCTTTCCTCTCTCAACTCTTCGCGTATCTTAGTAAAGTCTTCTTTTAAAAGACCTTTAACCTTGATATCGTTTAATTCAAAAAGACTGTGGTCTTTTCTAAATGAGCCAACAACTCGGGCTAGCTCTTGTGGCGATTCTAAGAGAGCTTTCCAAAACCAAGTCAAAGGCTCAAACAAGTCGTAGCCATGAACTTTAATCCCTTTTTCTGCCAAGGCTAATTCAACCGATCCACCACCGAGAAAGGGGGAGCAAAGCTCCCCACAATCCTCGGGAATGAACTCCATTATTGTTTTAACAGCACGGGTTTTACCGCCTGGATAACGTAATGGTGATTTCATAGCCTATTCGCCTTCAATATCAATAATCTCTACCTCGAAGGTAAGGTCTTCACCAGCCAGCGGGTGATTGTGATCAAGAACGACCGTGCTCTCACCAAGACTAATGATCCGAGCTAGAACCTGTTCACCTGTAGGGCTTGCTCCTTGGACAGTGGCTCCGACGCTAAACTCGTATCCTTGTGGGAACACAGTCTTGGGGTACTCTTGGATTGCATCTTCCTTGACTGCACCATAGGCATCATCAGTTTTAACTGTAAATGTCTTAACTTCGCCAAGCCCCATTCCTTGCAAGGCACTATCAAATCCGCTAATCAATTGACCCGACCCCACTTGGACTTGAATTGGGTTTCCTCGTGTTTTCGAATTGTCGAACTCTGTACCATCTGTCAACGTGCCTTTATAATGGACCTTCACGTTATGTCCTTTAGTAATCAAACTCATTAAAAATCCTTGTTTTGTGTAAATGAGACACCTGTAACCCCGTGCCTCCCTGCGGTGTTCGACTAACTGAAGAGCTAGCCGCCGTTCTTTGTTGACTGTACATGAGTGCGTACAGTATGAGCATCGGTCTTGATCCGCTGCATTGCCTTGCGGACTCGGGTGCCTGCGGATGCATTGCCATCAACATAGAACTTATTATAATCCGTTCGCACTTCTTCTAGAAGGGTAATCATATTAGTAAGTGTATCTGGTGTATTTGTATCGTTATTCATTTTGTTCCTTTTTTTTTGTTGTGAAGTGAGACACCTGTAACCCCGTGCCTCCCTGCGGGCAGACTATTATTCTTGCAGAAGTTCGTCAAATTTACTATCGATGGAATCTCCACCATATTTCTGACTTTCAGTGGAGGCACTCTCTACTTCGTCATCATCACCAAGCTGGCTTGCGATAAAGTCATCAAGCATCGACTGCACCTCTGTTGCACTCTTCTTCTCGAAAACGCTATCAAAGTCAGGGATTTGCGTTAAAGCAGCCGAGACTTTCTCATCCTCATCAAAGAGTTTTGTTGTCTTTCGACGAGGAGTAATTGAAGTTTGCGGGAATTGTGCGCCGGGGGGCTTACCATATTTAATAACAAGGTCTGTACCTTCTTCTGTATCCGTAATATCGCCATAATCGGGATTGAGAACAAGATTTAATAGCTCTTGATAAGCCATTTTACCAAATCCCCAGATGCGGACACCCTGATCTTCTTCGCCACGGACTACCACCGGAGAGAAGAAGCGCTGGCGGGCAGAAAGATTCTTTGCCATCTTAATGCTCTCTTCGTCGCCTTGGCGATAAAGATCACGAACGTAACTGTCTAGCGGACAATCCTCGCCAAAGTTCTTCTTTGGACTCAAAAACCCAGGGTTGTTTCCAAGGTTGTAATGAAACCAATATTCCTTAAACGGGTCGCCATCGGCTGTGGGGACGATACGAATAACCTGTTCACCGTCTTGAGGACGCCAAAAGGCACTCTTTTTATTTCCATTTCCTTGCAGGCTTTCTAGCTTCTGCTTCATCTTATCCATATTAATAGCCATTATATTCTCCTTTTGAATTTAGCTAAAGTAAGCTCGGCAAATCTTCCAAGCTTCTCAATAAAATACAAGATCGCATCACGATAATTCTCGTAACTCTTACGATCGTAGATGAACATATTATACCGCCTTACAAATCAAAGTCAATATGAAAGTTAAGAATTTTGTACGAAACTAGCGTTTGCAACAGAATATACATAATCGTCATCATAATCAGTGGAATAAATTCCATAAGTTACACTAATTTCTGTATTATCTATTTTAGATTTTACCTGTTGCATTATTTTTCGGTGCAATCCCTTATCGTTCTTAAGACTATTCTTATTTATTGCATAATAGTATATCTTTTCACGCGGAAATTGCAAGGGGAAAAATAAAGTCTCCTTGCCATCTTCAAGATTAACCATGCCAAAGGTTGTAATTCGGCTTGCGACGTTGTTCTCTTCAAAGTTTGACGAAATTGGTTCTGAATGCTTGAACACATTAATCATATGGATAGCTGATACGATGAAATCGTTAATCTTATTATAATATTCAGCTATAGAGATCTCTCCCAGTATATCTTCAACAGCAGAGTTCTTGACAAGATAAATCCTTTCGAAGACGGAAGATCGTGCGTACTCTTGGAGGACACCATAAGTAAGGTTTTCCTGTAGCTTTGCTGTCCTTGGTAGGAGGTCAGTATCTGGCTGGATATATAAGATACTAACCTTCTTATCTTGAAGCTGCTGAAGTATCCGCAATGCAGCGCCGCTGATTTTGCCTCCTCCTGCAAGAATAAAAAGGATTTCACCATCAATCTCTTCAATCAAGTCATCTAGAAAAGGACAGTTCTCTTCGTATTCTTCAGGGGATTTTTGTTCAGGAATTAACTTAAAGCCCTTGTTAAGCCAGTCAAAAGGTCGCCTTTCAGAATCCACTTTCAATACTTTATATTGAGAGTATTCGGCAAACTTTTCCGCTATATTACACCCGGCTGCGCCGAGTCCAATTATTGTATCCATTAAAACCTCTACTCGGTGCAAACTTCTTCTTCGATGATTTCCATAAGATTAGTATACATCTCTGCTGGGCTGTGTTTCAGCTTAAACCATTTACCACCAGAGGCAAGAGCTAGTGGCTCCCAGCCAGTGGCACCATAAGCCATTACAGAGTTCTTGCACCCTTCAGTGCTAAAAGTATAAATTGACGTATCAGCCGCAGTTGAAATCATTTTTAGTAAGATGTCCTGTGTTGTGCCATCTATATCAGTGCTCCAGCTTCCTCCGACGAGGGCTTTTGGTATCCAATAACTTTGTCCATGTTCGTCAGAAAACACGATTATAACTCTCTTTGCGTTTGGTCGCCAGCTAACTTTAAAATTTTGTAACTCGGGAACTGACTCTTTTACAGCGTTACTAACCATAGTAGCCCAGGTTAATTCGTCTAACTGCCAAGGCTCGGAAGACGATAGATCCATCAAAGCCAGATAAAGAGCATCATATAACATTTCGAACTGACCGTTCATAGTATTTTTGTCTAATGACGAGAAGTCATACATAAAATCTTCAAAAGAAGCCATATCACTTACAAGCTCTAGATAGTTGTATTGTCCAAAGTTGCCGGGAGTTCTTGGGGCGACCATTAGTCCCCATTGTATGACCTCTTCGTCAGAGTAGTTCTTAGCAAACTCGTTAAGGGCAATCAATACTGCTTCGATCTCGCTCTCCATTGAGCCAGACCAGTCAACAATAAAGAGAATGTCAGTATCTTGCATTTCTTTGTTCTGATCGACGTCGCCGTCACAGTCTTCGTCTTCACCGTTACATTTATCTTCTGCAAGAGGAAGCACCTCTCCTTTGCAGTATCCCGAGATGAAGTAACCTTCGTCGCTGTAGTTGCCCCAACTTCCTTTCTCGCAGGTCATCATGCCAGACTGGCATATTCCAACGTTCATTGTTTCTACGGGTCCTGTATAGCATATCTCAAATAAATCCTCATCTATAAGCTGATTGCAGTTATCATCGTGATTGTTACAAAGTTCGTATGGAAGTGGCTTTCCTCCTAGAGGGTCGCAGTTAGGATCAGGAGGGTCTTGCCAGTGGCACATTGCATAACATGGAGTGAATCCGAGTGACGTACAATCTTTATCTTTGCACTCGCAAGTCTTATATCCAGATCCGCACAAAAGAGGGTCTTCTTGGCACTGAAAGAGGGTTCCGATATCCTGTATTGTGCATAGACAGTCTAATCCTTCATCAATTGCCCCGTCGCAATCGTTGTCGATCCCGTCGCACATTTCAGATTGAGGCTCTTTAGCCGTGCAGGCGGTCCATACTCCGTCGATACAAGTTTCATACCCGCCTTCACAAATAGTAGAGCACGGTCTAATCAAGTCTTCATCGATGTATCCGTTGCAGTCGTTGTCTATGCCGTCGCAGATTTCAGAAGGCTCTATACCACATTCGCCGCACGCATTAAGCTGGTCTTCATCCGTCTCGCCGTCGCAATCGTTGTCCAGACCGTCACAGACCTCTTCCATACAATCAGTCTCACACGCGCCTTCTTTAATATACCCCTTATCGCAATAGATCTTTTTAGTACCTGGGAGTCCATTGGACGTCGTGCAGTCCTCTTCACCCATATGAAAATTGCTTGGATTGCACTCTAAAAATTCTTCACACTCGCTAATGTGTATTACTTCGATGGGGTCTTTACAGATATCTTTTATAACTTTGATACGATATAGAGGTCCGTTGACACCAGGACAAAAATAATATTCTGTTCGGAGGCATTTTGCCTCATACTCGGCTTGGGACAAGACTGGTCTTGGATCTTCATTGACAGCTTGAGGGACATCCAGTGCGGAAGATGTGTTTGGCGCATCGAGTCCCGTGTCGCCGCAAGAGGCTATCGCGAGGACCAAGAAGGTGAATAATCCTTTTAATAATCCAGTCATATACTCCTAACTAGTGCTAAAAATTCATTTTTATCATACTCCCGTAATCTCTTCCAACAGATATATTTGTTTTATAATCTCCAAATTTTGTTTTTGAAAATATTGAATGTATAGTGGAGACCACTTCCTTATCTTCTTTACAAAAGTCGATTACAAGAGAGTCGTGCATACAAAAGGAGATATAAGACCTTTTATTCTTTAAGATCTTGCTAACCTCTATCATCTGATACAGGAACATATCACTCGTAGTCGATTGGATAAGATAGTTCAACGCATGCTTACGGTCGCATTCCATAACTCGACCAAATGGGGTTGTTATCTGTCCACCTTTCCAGTACTTATCAACAAGCTTATTCTTATTGAATAGGCGCTCTAGTTTTGCATTTTCTGCTTCAGGGTTGTATAGCCAAGCAAACGTTTTAGTCTTCGATTCCTCGCGAGTTATCGAATTGTTGAAGACATTCTTCACAATCCATTCATGAATATCCTCTTTAGGTTGAGCAGTGCCTGAAAGAGCTAGTAAGGTCCGTAGTTCGGCGGCATTGAAGTCGAACTCAAGGAAGCGATCGTTATTAGGCTTTAGAACCTTACGGTAAGACTTGGGGAAGGTTAAAATCGGAAAGCTGCCTCTGCTGACAGTTAAGCGCCCAGTCACTGTGCCAAAGATGTTATAATCGATGTAAGGGACCGTCTTCCTTAGTTTCTTGTAAAACGCCTTTGTTTTTTCACTATTAGAGAAGGATGAAAATTTGGAATAATCCACGTTTAGCTTTCTGAACTTTATATCGTGCGAGATCTTTGATAGCTCGACAAGGAAATCATAGTTGTCAGGCTTATGATAATTCTCAAATACATAATTGGTAATCTTGTTTCTTATATCGTAGTACTCTAATAGAAACCTTTGGGGCACTAGATCAAAAAAACATATACTGTTTAAATCAATCTTAGCCAACTGAAAGGATCTAAAATAGCTTTTGAGCTTTTGAGAAGATCGATCATAATCTTCCTTTAAGTGCTCTGGGCAGCTTTCCCCTAGCTTCTTTCCCTTGGTATAGAGGGAAGCGTAGGTTACGGAGTCGTCTAGGTAAGGAGCAAAAGCCCAGGTTTTTGATAAGCTGGGAGGCTCTTCATCATAGTATAGTTTACCATTAGCATAATATCCAACACATTCATTTTTTGAATCAAGCGTTTGAAAAATCAACTTTCACCGTAAGGGTTCTCGTTTGTCTTTTGTCTAATGCCTCTAAGCGTTGTACGAAAAAATGTCATAGTATTAATCTCATCTACAACTTTTGTAAATCCACGGACCCTGTATATATCATAGTATCTAGACATCCTAGAGTCAACCTCTTTTAATGTTATTTCTCCAGAAGTTACTTCATATAGCTTAAAATACAGGTAAGCTCGCAGCCAGAATAAGTCTCCATACTCTCTGATGTAGGAGCTATTTTTGTTTAATTGCCCA